GTATCAATATCCGATGGGGCGGGAATTGGTCAAGTGACATAACAGAACCTCATGCTAGGTTCTACGATGCCGCTCACTATGAGCTGGTTAAGCGGTAGTGAATGACAACAATGGAAATCCTTATCACAATGGGCTTTTGTCTAACCCATTTTATAATCACCAATGCTACAATACTGGCATTCTTTAAAGTATCGGACAGGTTGAAGCGTGACAAATGAGAATAATAAGATTTATAACAAGTTCACATGCCGTAGGTTCATTATTTCAAGCGTTATTTGGTCTGGTTCTTTTATCGCTCTTCTTGCTGGCCAGCTTGGCGGTAGTGAATTTACTACTGTTAGTGGCCTTGTTCTTGGATGTTATTCGTTTGCCGATGTTACTAATAAGAGCAATATTTTAAAAGGTGGGAAAAGTGACACCACTAAATAACATAAAGATAGTTCTAGCAGTCGCCATCATCGGCGGCTCATTCTACTTCGGCTATCAATCAGCAGCTAATAAGTGGGAAGCCCGGGTAAACAAGGCAGAGGCTAAGCAGACGAGGTTAGTTCTGGAGCTGGAAAGGGTGCAAGCTGGCAATGCTTATTTACTCGAAGAATCACTAGCCGAATCTTTAAACGAACAACAGATTAAAAAAGAGGTTATTTATCGTGAAGTGGTCAAGTATCGTGAAGACCCTAATGCTGATAAGTGTATTTTACCTGCTGAGTGGGTGCAAATCTCAAACAGTGCGGCAGGATTGCCCGGCAGTACAGAAACCACCAGCGGCAGCGATGGTACCGCCAGCGACTCTCAAGCGCTTATAGTCGTTACTGATAACTACGCTATCTGCTTAAAAGAGATCGAGAAATTAAAGACTTTACAGGAATACGCTAGAGGAGTATCGGAATGACTATATTTATTAAAAAGCCTGTATCAATAAGTGCTGTTCAATGGTTTAAGAACGGGGATCATACAGAGGATAATATCTTATCTCCTGATCAAGAGGGAGAAGTCGTAAAGTATTACAGAAATCCAGACGACAGAGCGATAAGGGTGTGTGAAAAATGCCGTCATACTATTTATAATCACGGCTGGATTGATACGCTTAAAGGTGGCCACATAGTATGCTCCGGAGATTGGATAATTACAGACATTGCAGGTGAGAGGTATCCGTGTAATCCTGATATATTTAATAAAACTCACCTTACACAGGACGAATACGCTAGACAAATGAGCGAATAAGTGTAAGATTAACTTCTAATTCCAGTCGGCTATAATTGGTCGGCTGGTTCCAAATACCCTGAGTTAAGCGGCTATCGAACTCGCTAGTCGTGTCTAATCCTCGCGGTGAATTTCATCCTCCCTTGTAGTTATTAGAGCCTCGTTAATCGGGGCTTCTTTTTTGTCTAAATTTAAGTTACATTAAGGTTCTCAGGACTGTTTATCCTTTGCGTGGAATTGCGAACTCCACGGCTGCAAACGAAGCCCCTCGTATTTCTGACGTTACGGAGGGGCTTTTTCATTTAAAACTATAAGGATTAATGCATGAACAAATACAAAAGAGAAATAAAGCCCGGCGTTTACTGTGATGTGTACGAGGTATTAAGGGCGTTCGATGTCACGTGCCCTGCTATGCAACATTCAATCAAGAAAGCCTTAGCAAGTGGCCAGAGAGGCGTTAAGGATGTGCTACAAGACAAACAAGAAGCAATACAATCAATACAACGTAGTATAGCTATTGATGCCGAGTGGAAAAAGACACCACTGCCCAAAGAATTGCAGGGATTATGCCGAGAAGATGAAAAAGAATTCTTATCATGAGCGGCCTAAAAATAAGCAATTTTCATAGCTTCGACGTTCAAATGTCTAGGCTGGGCGGCCACGAATGGAGCGTTGCAAGACTTGCGTCATTATCTAAAGATTTAGAGGTAATGGAAATACCGTTGATTCACTTGAATATATATTATAAATATTCAAATTTAAGTCTAAGAGGTATGGTGTCTCATATTAAGTCAGTAAACGATGCAGACCTAAGTTATCCGATAATCCTCGACGAAGACGGCGAAATAATGGACGGGAGGCACAGAGTTATGAAAGCGCTATTAAGCGACGAAAAAACTATTAAAGCCGTAAGGTTTGAGGAAAACCCCTCTCCGTGCAATATTATTGAAGACTAACAAGTCTGTGATAGAATGTTAAAAAAATAACAAGGCGTCACAATGTCAGTAGAAACAGATTTGATTCTTAAAGCTATAAGCGACCAAGGCCAAGTATTAAACGGCAGAATTAAAGGGGTTAGCGAAAGAGTGGACAAGCTGGCAGACGCCTTTGTTAATCAAAAGGTTCAAGAAGAGCGGCTAAACGCCATTGATAAAGAAACGCACGAAGCATTTCAACGAATACACAAGAAAGTAGAAACAACGGAGAAAGAATTGAAGGAAATTCAGAAATGGCAAAACAAAAACTCATACCTCGCTGATATTGGAACTAAAGTTATTATCGGCGTTATAACAGCAGGTTCAATAGCAGCAATAGTCGCGGGAATGATGAATAGCGCTTAGCGTGTTATAATTAGACTTTGAAACCAGCTAGGCAGGGCTTAGTTAAGCGCAGGGCGCAAGGGTTTATAATGTGAGTCAATCAAACTTAAATGACTACGAGTCCAATGAATACGCAAAAAGCTACATAATATACGGCGACCAATCTAAGGCATTTAGGACAGCTTTCCCCAATACAAAAGCCTCGCTTGATAGTGTAAATCAGATGGCTAGCAAGGCTCACAAGCAACTCAAGGTTCAATCAAGAATGTGCGAACTTAGAAAAGAGCTAAAAAAACAGCCAGAAACCGACTTCCATGTATCAGCAAATAAGATTAAAAAGCTACTCCTTAAGGCCACTAAAGGCGGTCTAAAGGAAAAGATAGATGCGCAAGGCAATAAGGTTTTTCACAGTATATCGGGTGCAGTCGCGGCAATGGCTGAATTGAACCGCATGGACGGAAATCACTTTGCAGATGCTAGCAGTAAGAACACAGAAACAGCCCAGCCAGTAACGGTTAACATTGGCATTGTTGACGCGTCCAAGAAATGAACGTAAATATCCCCCAGTCATTATTTTTAGCCAAAGAGCAGAAGTTTAGGGCATTTGTCGGCGGCTTTGGTTCTGGCAAAACTTACATAGGCTGTATTAGTCAGTGTAAACATTACTTAGAGCACCCTAGAATAAATCAAGGTTACTTTGCGCCGACTTATCCGCAAATTAGAGATATTTTTTACCCAACTATTGAAGAAGTTGCAAGCGGCATGGGGCTTAGGACTGAGATAAGAGAAGGTAATAAGGAGGTTCACTTTTATTCGGGCAGTGCTTATAGGGGTACGACTATTTGCCGGAGTATGGAGCGCCCTAGTACTATCATCGGCTTTAAAATAGGTCGGGCTATGGTTGATGAACTTGACACGATGAAGCATAAAAAGGCGCGTGACGCATGGCGCAAGATTATAGCTAGAATGAGGTACAAGGATGATTCTGTACAAAATGGCATTGACGTCACAACAACTCCTGAAGGATTTAATTTTACACATGAAATGTTTGTTGAGTCTCTGGCAAGCAAGCCTAGCCTTAACAATACATACGGGATTGTTAAAGCCTCAACTTATGACAACGAGGCCAACCTCCCAGACGATTATATACAATCATTGATCGACACCTACCCCGACGCGTTGGTTTCTGCTTATCTTCAAGGCGATTTCGTAAACCTTGAAACGGGCTGTATTTACACAAGCTACAATAGAGAAACGTGCAACAGTAGTGAGACAATACAGCCAAAAGAACCGTTGTACATCGGTCAGGATTTTAACGTCGGCAAGATGGCTAGCGTGGTATTTGTTAAACGGGGTGATGTATTTCACGCTGCGGATGAATTAGTTGATTTATACGACACGCCCGCACTCATAGAAGTAATAAAAGATCGGTATAAAGAGCACTCGATAACAATATATCCAGACGCCAGCGGCAACAGCAGAAAGACAGTAAACGCCAGCGAGTCAGACATAAAGCTACTCAGACAAGCAGGATTTAGAGTTAAAGTTGACAGTAAAAACCCACGAGTACGGGATAGAATTTTGTCTGTTAATGCGGCGTTATCTAAGGGGCGCGTATTTGTTAATGCGGCTAAGTGTAAAGAAACGGCACGATGCTTAGAGCAGCAAGCGTATGATAAAAATGGTGAGCCTGATAAGTCGGCAGGTACTGATCATATGAACGATGGCTTTGGGTATATGATCATTCAAGAACTGCCAGTTATCAAGCCGACCTCAAACGTAAACATAAAGTTTTAGCTTAATATGATAATATGTGATCATCTCACAAACTAAATAGATGCTTTTATGCCCGTCGATACTAATCATCCCGAATATTCCCGCGCTATTGCAAACTGGGAAACCTCCCGTGATGCTTGTGACAACCTCGAAACAAAGAAGGCAGCGAGAAAGTATCTCCCCATGTTTATTCCTAAGGATGAGGCTAGATACACGACTTACTTAGTACGGGCTTATTACTTAAACGTATCAGGGCGCACCAGAACAGCGCTAAACGGCTCAATATTCAGAATTGACCCTTTATGCGAGCTACCTCCTGAACTTGATTACATGAAGCAAGACGCGGACGGTTGCGGACAATCACTAACACAAGTTGCAAAGCGTCAATGTAGCGAGCTTCTTACAGTTGGCCGTTATGGGTTACTAACAGACTATCCACAGGTTGAGGGTCGTTTAAGCCTAGAGCAGCAGAGAGCGGCAAACATCAAGGCGTCAATTGTGCCTTATTGCGCTGAATCAATTATAAACTGGAAGGTTGCAAAGATTGGCGGCGTGATGGTTTTAACTATGGTCGTGCTGAAAGAAGATAGGGAGGTTGTAATTGATGAGTATGAAAGCAAGACCGAGGAAGTTTACCGAGTACTGACATTGATAGAAGGTGTTTATACTCAGCTTTTATACAACAAAGAGGGCGGTTTACTAGAAGAGTCGCAGCCAAGGGATAAAGACGGCAAAACTATTAATCGAATATTGTTCGAGTTCAGCGGCGCTATTGATAATAAGCCATCGGTCGACTTGCCGCCTATGCTGGATATTGCTCTAGTGAATATTGCTCACTTCAGAAACTCAGCAGACTTTGAAGAGAATCTATTTATTCACGGGCAGCTTACTTTAGGCGTTACTAGCAATTTAGATGCTGATACATTCGCGCAATCTAACCCTGATGGTATAAAGGTTGGCGCTCGTTCTGGTTACTTTTTGGGTGAAACTGGTTCATTTGTTACCGCTACTGTTCCCGCTAATACTGGATTACGTGAGGCAATGAAGGACAAAGAGGGTCAGATGGTAAGTATTGGCGCTCGTTTAATCACTCCCAACAATGCAAACATGACCGTTGACGCGGTAAAGATTAACGCAAGCAGTGAGACAAGCGCACTGCAGACTTTAACGGGCAATGCCAGCGAGGCAATGACTAGAGCTATTAAAAACGCCACTGTCTTCATGGGCGGTGATCCTGAATTAGTTAAGTTTGAGCTAAATACTGATTTTTACGACTCATCTTTAGACCCTCAGCAGTTAATGGCGATGATTCAGCTAAATGATCGGGGTATTATTGCTCAATCAGATGTAAGAGCGAATCTACGCAAGAATAACTTAATAGCCCAAGATCGAGAAGACGCGGATATTGACGAAGAAATAGCGGCATTAGGTTTTAACTTTAATGATGAGCCTGAAGTGCCTTTTCAAAAGGCAGTTGAGTAATGAGCGCTAACGGTCAATTAGTTGATTGGTTTACACGTCATCAGATATTTGTACAGCGATACAGTGGCGGACAGGTGAACGCGTTAATGCCGGCACTAAATAAGCTCAGTAGGGATTTACGCGCAAAAATCAAAGGCGCGGACACTTTGACTGCTCAGAGATTGTCAGTGTTAATGGTTGAAGTTGATTCAATAATCAGCGTGGCAACGGGCGAGATTAAAGGTGCGACCATAAACCAGCTCAAGGGCTTCGGTGAAAATGAATTAGCCTTTACTGCTAAGACTATGAGTAAAGGCTCAATCATTCCATTTGTTACCCCAAGCACTGAACAAGTGTTGTCGGTTATAAATACGAAGCAATTCGAGTTGGTATCAGGCAAGAAGATCAAAAAACGCTCACTTAACGGCTTATTTACAGACTTTGACGCGACTATTAAAAAGCAAGTAGAGGCAACAATACAAGCCGGTGTGATAGCGGGGCAATCAGGCAGCGAGATTGCGGATAGTGTGTACGACCTCACGACAGCCACAAAGTCCAGCAGGACGCTTGCACAAACAGACGCATTAGTAAGAACAGCGACCAATCAAATGGCCTCAGAGGCTCGGCGGATGGTTACAGTTGAAAATGCCGACCTGTTACGCGGTGAAGAGTGGGTAGCCACCTTAGATGGCCGCACAACTTTAGTCTGCTCAGGCAGGGACGGCAGAATCTACCCTGTAGGCGAACCACCATACCCTCCCGCGCACTTTAATTGCCGTTCTAGCCGCGTGGGTGTATTAAAACCTGAGTATATGGAAAAGGGGCTAACCGGTGAAAGGGCTGGGGAGAACGAGCAGGTAACATACGGTGGCTGGTTAAAGCGACAGCCGAAAGAAGTACAAAACAAAGTATTAGGCGATGAGCGAGCCAAATTATTCAGAAGTGGTGAGGTTTCCATAGCTGGGTTCACTGATGACAGGGGCAGAACGCTTAGTTTAGACGAGCTAAAAGGCAGTGATAACGTATCACTTTTGTAATAAGCTTATAACCTGATAGAATATAGGAAGGTGAAGCAGGGCTTTGCC